GGTAATAATCATAACCAGAACAAACCCTTTTTCAAGCCTTTGTTCTTTTCTTTTCTGTCTTAATTCCGTAACGGATCTGCACCTTCCTAGAACCTGCAGTGTCATGAACCATGTCTTTCCAGACTGCCCTCGAAGCTCTCAATTCAACTACTCATCGAGATGCTTCTACAAATCCAATTCTCAATGCCGTCGTGGAACCTCTCCGCGACTCTCTATCCCAATATCCCTGGCTGCTCCCAAAAGAGTCTCTGCCACTCCTTCTCTCCTGGGGCATCCCGAACTCTGGTCTCGGCACCACCCCTCACCCTCACCCTATTCACAAAACAGTAGAAACATTCATGCTGTTCAATCACTGGCTCTATCTTGCCAGAATCCCTTCCACTGTCATGTTCATGAAGCCCAGCAAGTTTTCAAAACTCCGGCTCCTGAACGACAACTTTACCACTCTCATCAACTTCCGCTTGACTGCCGCGGACACCACCAGGTACCCAGAGACTTCTCTCTCGTACCCTACCACCGAGTGCTGCTTCATGCACGACGCGCTGATGTACTTCTCTCCAGCGCAGATATTGACTCTCTTCTCAGAGAGCCCCAATCTTCAGACTCTTTACTGCTCTCTTGTGGTTCCCCCAGAGTCTCACTTCACCGACCTTTCTCTACTTCCCGAAGTCTACTCTTACCAGATTTCCGGAAACACTCTCCATTACATTCCGGAGTCCCACCACTCCGGAGCCTACAACCAGCCTCTTCAAGCCCTGTCCTGGCTAAAGGTGGCTTCCATTTCTCACTCTTCACTCCAGCTCTCAGTCACGAAGCTGGAATCCTGGGGCCCCGTCCACTCCATCCTGATCCAGAGAGGACTGCCTCCAAAACCTTCCCGCAATCTCCACCCAAGAGTTGCCCCAACTCTCCTCCGCTCCAACCCCAGCAACAACCTTCTCCAGTCCACCGCTCTTCTCTTCAACAATTCGGAACCTCAAGACAACCTGGTTTCCTTCCGGATTCCCGATTGCCTCGAGTTGCCTTCCGCCACGTTTCTGAATCAACCTCTCCGCCATCGGCTCATTCCAACCGCAGTGTACAATGCTCTCTTCACTTACACAAGAGCCGTTCGGACTCTCCGAACTTCAGACCCAGCCGGGTTTGTCCGAACACAGAGCAACAAGGCCGAGTACTCTTGGGTTACCCCAAATGCTTGGGACAATCTCCAGACCTTCGCTCTGCTCAACTCTCCCCATCGACCCTCAGTAAGCTACCAATTCTTCCTGAGCCCGTTCAAACAACTCCAATTGCACTTCTCTCAGCACTGGAGAACGTACTTGTTGGCTCTCTCGCCATTCCTCTCATCTTTTCCCCTAGTTCCCCTGGTGATGAATTTAAATTTTCCAATTCCGACTCCAAGGCTACTTTCAGCTTTCCATCACCATCATCAATCTCCCTCCACTTTGATTGTACGTCCCTTCAGCACGGGGCCTTTCCAACCGCAGCTCTCTCTCCCTTACCCGGAAAAGTTAGCCCGGTTGGTTGCTTTCCTTCACCAAAGAAACCTTCTTCCAAAGCCTCCATTTGTTCCAAAGATCGAGTGGAAACGCCGATCTCTCGTCAGCTTCATTCCAAAGCCCAACATCGTTCTCCCAACCATTTCGACCGCCCTTCTGAGCACCCCTCTTCTTCTGAAATTCTTCCACTCTCTTACCCCTCAACAGCTTCACGACCGATATCATCTGAATCTTCATCCTCCGAAGTTCCAGCTCTCTTGGTATCTTCAGGAACACCATGTGTCCAATCTGGAGCCCTTTCTCCCGTATCCTCTTCTTCCTATTCCTCCTGTGGATCACTCTCATCCTACTCCTCGCCCCCTCGCTTTCCCGAGAATCAACCCAGAGTTGCACCAACTGAATCCACCCCAAGAATCTCAGCCTCAGAACTCAGATCTCGCCTCCTCGAGCTCCATCTCAAGTATCCCTTTATCGACGAGGACTGTTGATCATTCCCCAATCACGATTGCTCCCACTGAACCTCGTTCCCAAAGAGCAATCGATGACGCCTCGCCTTCTCCTGAGCCCGATCCCTCCAACTCTCTCGAACCACCCATTCCTGCCTCCATTTCGACGGTCCTCCCTTCCGGAGCTCTCACGTTCGAGTCCAGCCCCATTCCTTCCACTTGTTTGAATTCCACTCCAGAGCCTTCCACAGCTCATTCTTCCCTTTCTGAGGATCCCACAGCTGTTGGCTTGGCCAAGCCTTTCTCGATGCTGTTTCCAGCCGACTATTTTCCAATGTCCGCTGAGTTCATCACTCGGGTCAGACATGTACCTTCCAGTCAACTGCCAATGCCCAAGCTCAACTGTCTACTAACTTCTTTTTCAGCTCTCACCTTCACTCCAGTGGCCGCTCTCTGGGATTCGCTCCAGTCCAAAGTCCCTGACTCTCTCCTTTCAAATCCAGAAATTGAGAGTCTGGGTATGTCCACCGACCTACTTACCGTTTTGTGTTATGTGTACCATGTTCACTGCATCCTGCATGCACAGACTGGTGTATATCATTACGGTATTGCTAGTTCCAGCCAAGTCATCAATCTCCATTATGAGCCTGGCCCACCTTCCCATTTCTCAACGACTCCTCGCGTGGTCGCGTCCAGACCCCATTCCAACCCAGGCAACACCCCCCTTGTTCGCTCAGCCCTCCGCTTCAAGTACAATGGGCACTACCTTCCATTCCATCAAGCACATTCTCATGAGACTTCTCTCATGCATGCCAAAAATCTTATCTCCAACATGAAAAATGGCTTTGATGGCATCCTCAGCACCATCACCACTTCCAAATCTGGCCCTTCCCCCCGTGAGCGAATCACCACTCTTGACTCTCTGATCGATGTTAGTTCTCCCCGCCAAGTCTCTGTCATCCACATCGCTGGTTTCGCCGGCTGTGGAAAAACGCACCCCATCCAACAGCTCTTGAAAACTAAGCCATTTCACGACTTTCGCATCTCAACTCCCACCAACGAGCTTCGCTCTGAGTGGAAACGAGACATGGCCCCCTCCCCTGAAAACCTCTGGCGTTTTTCCACCTGGGAATCTTCCCTTCTCAAGTCCTCCCAAATCCTAGTCATTGACGAGATCTACAAGCTCCCCAGGGGTTACTTAGATCTCTCCATCCTCTCTGACCCTTCTCTCCAACTGGTCATTATACTTGGCGACCCTCTCCAAGGTGAATATCATTCCACTTCCCCCCACAGCTCCAATCACTTCCTTCCTTCAGAGGTTCAACGTCTTCGCACCTACATTGATTGTTACTGCTGGTGGACTTATCGCCTTCCAACTGTTCTCGCTGATCTCTTCGGTGTTAACACGTTCAATCAAGAAAAAGGTTTCGTTCGAGCCCTCTCTTCCCATCCTCCCAACTCCAAAAATCTCACCAATGCCATTAACACCGCCACCAGTCTGCAACAAATGGGTCATCACGCCATCACCATCAGCTCCAGTCAAGGCATTACTTTTAATGAACCTCACACTATCCTCCTTGATCGGCACACCAACTTGCTCTCTCCAAACAATTGTCTGGTTGCTCTTACCCGAAGCAAAATTGGTGTCAATTTCGTTGGAGCCCTTCAATTGGCTTCCAATTCTTTTGGCACTAATTACATGTTCTCGCAGGCCCTTTGTGGTGGTTTCGTCGACCTTGCTCAGATCTTCCCTTATCTGATGCCTTCTCTGCCCAAGCTCCATGAGCCTATCAAGAGCCGAAATCAGCGCTTCGTCGCAGGGCACTCATTCTTCCCTGTTGTCAATAGACGCCTTCTCCTCAGGTCTCACCTCCCTGTTACATTACCTCCACATATTCCCCTCTCTCACACCAAGGATCATTTGATTAGCAATCCAGTCGTGCTTGGTTCTTCTCTTGACTCTCGTCTTGAGACTAACCATTTGCCTCCCACTCGGTTGCCTCTTCATTTTGATCTAGAGCCTTCCATCCCGTCTCAGCCCACCAGTCAGTCCATTTCCATTCTTTTCCCAACCCCTTGTTCTCCTGGCATTTATGGTGAAACTTTCGAGAACCTTGCAGCATTCTTCTTGCCCGCACATGATCCAGACATCAAAGAAGTGCTCCATGGTGATCTGAAGTCCAACCAATTTCCATACCTCGATCAACCTTTTCATCTTTCCTGCCAACCTTCCTCTCTCTTAGCTCCCGTCCATTCGCCAGCTCGTGACCCCACTCTCTTAACTGCTTCCATCAAAAAAAGACTCCGTTTCAGACCTAGTCTCCATCCCTACCAGTTCACTCCCAACGACCAGTTGCTCGGGTCTCTCCTCTTCAATTCTCTTTGCAGAGCATACAATCGCAATCCAGCCTCTTCTGTCCCTTTCGACAGCAACCTGTTTGCTGAGTGCATTTGTATCAATGAGTACGCTCAGCTCAGCTCCAAAACCCGCGCCACTATTGTCGCCAATCACCAACGTTCTGATCCTGATTGGCGTCACTGCGCTGTCCGCATTTTTGCTAAGGCCCAGCACAAAGTCAACGATGGTTCAATATTCTCCAACTGGAAGGCTTGTCAGACTCTTGCTTTAATGCATGATTATGTCATCCTTGTTCTTGGTCCTGTCAAGAAGTACCAGCGAGTTTTTGATTCCCTCGACCGGCCCTCACATATCTATTATCATTGCGGTCACACCCCTACTCAGCTTTCTCAATGGTGCCAGCAACACCTCAAGCACAGTTCTTACACCACCAATGATTACACTGCTTTTGATCAATCCCAACATGGCGAAGCTGTCATTCTGGAATGCCTTAAAATGCAAAGGCTCAACATTCCCCCTTTTCTGATCTCCTTGCATTCCACACTCAAGCGCAACGTTTCCACCCAATTCGGTCCCCTGACCTGCATGCGCCTCACAGGTGAGCCTGGCACTTATGACGACAACTCAGATTACAATCTGGCTGTCATCTACTCTCAGTACTCTCTGTCAGCCAATCCCATCCTCATATCCGGCGATGATTCTGTCATTGCTGGTTCCCCCCTTGTTTCTCCATCTTGGCCACAAATTGAGCCCCTTCTTCACCTTCGTTTCAAAACTGAGCACACCAAATACCCTTTGTTTTGCGGGTACTATCTCTCTCCTCTCGGAGCTGCAAGGAACCCATTTGCGCTCTTCGCCAAACTCATGATCTGCGTTGATGATGGAAGCCTTGAGGACAAAAAACTGTCTTACTTGTCTGAATTCTCAGTAGGTCATCTCTCCGGCGACTGCATCCAAGCCATCTTACCTCCATCGCTCATCAAGTATCAGTCAGCATGTCATGACTTCTTCTGCCGCAATTGCACCCCATCYCAAAAAATCCTTCTCAGCCTGGATCCCATCCCTGAGAACAAGATCCTTCAACTCCTCCTCAAAGTTCGTTGGGCTTCACAGGCCTTCTTTTCTTACCTCCCCCAAAAAGCCAGAGAGTTGCTAATCTCTCGCTCCAGCCTYCCTTCCCTTCACTCTGATCCCAAAATCTCCCTACTAGAGTCTGAATTGCTTCCCTTTTTCAATTAATTATGGAAGATCAGACTCCTGCCGTTTCTAAACAGCCCTCCATTAATGCTCCCGGGTACAATCTCCCACCTCCTAGCTCTCAACTCTCTTCCTCTTTTGAGCTGCCTTTTCAGTTCCAGGCTACCACCTTCGGCGCTGCCGAGACAGCTGCTCAAGTTAGTCTCTCCTCTTCCACCGTGATCTCCACCATTGCCAAGAACTTTCGGCATGCTAAGCTCATTCAATGCCACGCCATCATTACTCCCACCTACTTGGCCATAGCCAATCCTATCACCATCAACCTCGTCTGGGTCCCTGACAGCTCCACCGCAAAGCCCAGCGAGATACTCAATGTCTATGGCGGCACTTCTTTCACTTTTGGCGGTGCCTTTTGCTCCACCAAATCCATCATTGTTCCTCTCCCCATGAACTCCGTTAACCTCATGCTCAAGGACAGTGCCCTCTACACCGACGGCCCTAAGCTCCTTGCATATTCTCCTGCCCCAGCCACTCCTTCCAAATCCCCAGTGGCCACTATTCAAATCTCAGGCAAGATTCTCTTGTCTTCTCCTCTTCTCCAAGCCTCTTAAACCCCTGCATCCTCCATCTCCTATGGTAATTGTGGACAGTTCCACTCCCTTTAGCACACAAAGGTCCAATCGGGTGCGACTCCCCCCCCTCCTGTGGGCTACAGGAACCATTTT